CTTCTTCAAAGCAGAGTTCATCTAATTCTACTGCCACCGGCAAGCCCCCGCTTAGGCTCGCCCACCTGTGACTGAGACATAAGTGACTACTGTTGAAAGATTGGTTGCGTTTGTGACCTCATCCAATGCAGCACTATCTGCACCGGCTTCGTATGCCAATACTTTCTTGTTGGTTCTATCGTATTGGAATACATATCCGCCACTCACTTCTATGCCTACTGTTTCTATGTTCTCAACGTAAGTAGTCAGATCTAGTGGCTCTCCTCCCGTTGGATAAGAGTCATCAAAGGTTATTTTTAGAGCGACAGTTAGCCTGTTGCCCGTCACATTCGTTCTTCCAAGTTGCTCAACGGTGAGTGCCATACTGATACCTACGTTATTTTCAATCCTATTTAACCACTACTTTACTCATGCAGTATTGTAATCCTTGCAATGTTGCTTGCTCCGGCGGTGAAAACCTTGCCTCCTGAGAGTGCTAGTGTGAATTTTACCCTACCACAAACTGCTCCATTCCATGAACCTGCTGCACCTGCGGGGTTGTTGATAGTCAAGTGAACTCCTGCTGTATCGGTGTTAGCTCCTTCCGCAATCTGGAAGTGACCCACTAGATTTGTAGCAGTCCTAAAATCAAGACTTGCTACTTGTTCACAATACTTGTAATCAGTTCCGCCGTCTGCTTCTGCATCCATTGAGATGTCCATTGATCCTTGAGTAGCACCATTGGAGTTGCTTGCCATACGAGACATATCTAATATGATGCGAGAAATCTTCCCATTCATGTCGATAGTGCCACTTATGGAACCCGTGCCATCTCCGGTTATGTCCAGGACTCTGCGGTTGATTCGAGTGCGACTTGCGTAGCGACCTACGCCATCGTCAATTTCATTGCTCACTCAGATGCCCCCGTGATATGCTCACGGGCCTGTTCCATCATTGAGGCTTTCGTTGAACGGTTGTTCACGGCTATGCCTTTGTCGGAACACCATGACATCATCTGTGCTCTCGTCATCTTGGAGTCAAACCCTGCCGCAGCTAGGAGAATGTCCACATCCACTTCTTTGTCAGATATAGGTGGCAAGGGTTCTTCTTCCTTTTCAGGAAGAACTGTCTCCTTGACCTTCTCGACTACCTTCTGTGGAATCTCTGCTACTTTCTCAACCGCCGCTACTGTCTTTGCTTTCTTAGCAGGTGGTTCTTCGATAGCCGAGGCCATGTCCTTTGCTTTAGAGTCGTGGACTTTCCAGGCGGTTCCGCCATTGTCAATCATTGGTATGATTTTGTTGCGGATAAGATCCTCTGGTACGTCATCCCTGGTCTGCCCTCGTGCGAATCCGATGCGGCTATGTTTGCCGATCTTTATCTCACAATA